GAATCCTGAGCAGTGCCAGGAGTAATGTGGGATCCCCGTATATCTATTACAGCGTATCCTTACAGACTTCTGGAAGAACTACCAATGCCGTAAACGTAAAAGCGACGATTACGGCCTCCCTTGCAAGCAGTGCATCTTGGTTTGGCACAGGTTTAGGTTTGCGGGGATCGCTATATATTGGCGGTGCGTGGAGAAGCGCGACAATAAAGAAAACATCCGCCTCCTGGCGTGGTAAGACGGCGCATACGGTAAATATGTCGTTTACGGTTACAGGGCTGAGCGCTTCGACATCTGCCCTTACCGGAATCAAATTTAAGGTAGAGCGTACTGATAGCTATGGGTCTGCTGGAACATTAAATGAGCGGTCTTGCAGCAATATGGCTGTAAGCACGTATGAAGCCAGCGTTCCGGCCACGTATTACCTTGGCGCATCCGCTTACGGGGCTGCGGCTGGAAAATGGCATGGAGCTACAATATCGAGGGCAGTTAAGGCAAGCCAGGATTTTTCCGTAACGTGGAAGCAACGCATGAGCATCGGAAATGGTAGCGGCGATACAAATCAGATGGGCGCTTTTCAACTGACACTGGCAGATGCAACAAATTCGGTAGTAGCTGGAATACGGATTTTAAAGAGCAAGGCGGGCAAGAATGCAAGCCTTGTTTTTTATATAAATGGAGAGATTGCATATACCGGTGAAATTGACCTGTCCTATGGAAATAAATATTTCGGCAATGGTGGAACATCGACGATTACGAAGACGGGGTCGAAAGTGACATTCAATATCGGTGGATACATGAAGACGTTTACAAGTCCGGATATTACGGATATTGCCGTTATCAGGTTGACTATCGGTTTTGAGCAATACGTGTCTATAAATACCCTGACGCATAACGGACTGACATGGATTAAATTCGTGCAAAACAACCGTGATACCTGGCAGGATATCCCGAACAAATTCAGCGCCGGTGACGTGCTGGAAGCTGACTGCGGGGCCGGGGAGATCTATTTGAATGGTAACCGGGCTCCGGAGCTGGGGGCTTTGGGCAACGACTGGGAAACGTTCTGCCTTGTGCCGGGGATAAACCAAATTGGTGTGGCCTATTCCTCTTGGGTGGCTGCCGGATATGAGCCAACGTTCAAGGTACGTTATAGGGAGGCGTTCCTATGATCATATATTTTGCGGACAGACACATGAAAGTACTGGGACAGGCTTCGACGAGTCTGCCTTCCGGTTTTATTATACGCAAAGACGAGAAAATTGAAGATACGGATACGGGCGTTGCGTCGTTCAGCTGCTATATAACGTTTGAGAACAGCGTACGGCTTGAGGCCGAAGCCATGGCAGAGGCGGGGAATTACCTACTGCGCAAAAACGAAGACGAGAATGAGTTTTATACCATTATAGATTCTGAAGTTGACGTCGAAGCACACGAGATTTATGTCTATGCGGAAGACGCTGGCCTGGACCTACTGAATGAGATTGCAGATCCATATGAGGCGACCGAAGCCCATCCTATAGCCTGGTATATTGAAAAATGGACAGAAGATAGCGGATTTGAGATTGGGATAAATGAGGTTTCGGACCTGTCCAGGAAACTAAAATGGGAGGGCGAGTCTACCGTAACCGAGCGCATGGCCAGCGTGGCGACGCAATTCGACAACGCCGAAATCAGCTACAGCTTTGACATCGACGGACTAATTATTACCAATAAATATGTGAACATCCATAAAAAACGTGGCAAGGATATCGGCGATGAGCTGCGGATAAATAAACACCTGAACAACATTATCGTAAAGAAGTCTGTAGCAAATCTGGCAACGGCCCTGCGAATTACCGGCGGCACGCCGGAGGGGCAGGAAGATCCGATAACGCTTAAAGGCTATTCCTACGATGATGGAGATTTCTACGTTGATTCAAACGGAATTTTGAAATCCCGGAAGGCTGTTGAGAGATGGTCCCGATACTGCTGGGAAAAGAAAATCCCAGGATACGAAGGGCACATCGAAAAGACATATTCCTACGACACGACAAATAAGCAGACCCTTTGCGCCCACGCCGTGACGGAATTGAAATCCATCTGTGAGATGGAAGTAAACTACGAGGCGGACATCGCCATTCTGCCCGATACGGTAAAAATCGGCGACAGGGTAAACATCGTGGATGATAACGGCGAGTTATATGTCTCGGCTCGGCTAAAGACATCTATTGTTGAGGGCACCAGGAAGGCGACGTTTGGCGAATATCTGATAAAGGACAGTGGAATAAGTGACAAAGTTGAAGCCCTGGCGGCGCAGTTTGCAGAAATTGCGAAGACCAGGGTTTTTTATACCTGGATTGCCTATGCAGACGATTCTGTAGGCACAGGCATAAGCCTGGACCCTACCGGCAAGGCATATATGGGAATATCGGCAAACCGCACAAGCGAAACGCCGGATATATCAGACCCGTCTGTGTACAAATGGTCGAAGGTGCAGGGCGACAAGGGCGACATCGGCCTGAGCTTGGTAAGCGTTACAGAATATTACCTATTAAGTAATTTAACAGAAGGAGTGACGGTAGACACAGCAGGCTGGAGCACGGATATCCCGACCATGAGTCCGGATAATAAATATCTGTGGAACTATGAGGTGTTTACCTATAGCGACGAGAGCACCGAGACCATGGATCCGAAGATAATCGGTGCCTATGGGGAGACTGGAGCTGCGGGAGACCCGGCACCGGCCATTGTGACTATGACCGAGGAATATTACCTATCGACATCAGCGACGGAACTGGCTGGTGGCGAATGGGTGCGCACCATGCCGGAATGGACATCCGGAAAGTATCTGTGGACACGTTGGTGTATTGAGTGGTCGGAGCCGAATCCAACAACGTTGACGTATTCCGACCCCGTAGTGGCGACGGCATTTAACGAGATCCACGAAACGGCAAACGACGCCAAAACGGCAGCCGAAGAAGCAAAGACAGAAGCTGAGAGCGCGACAGGGCAGGTAAGCCAGATAAATACCGAACTTGCGCAGGCACAGCAGGAGCTGGATGCACTTACGGAGAACCTTGAAACGCTGGAATCGACAATGTCTACCAGTTACGCCACCAAAGGCGAGTTGACCCAGGTAAACACATCCCTCGGCACACAGATACAGCAGAATGCGGCGCAGATATCCGCTACGGCCAGCGCGGTGCAGCAGATAGATATAGACGCTACTCAGGCCCTGCAGGACGCAGCAGACGCGGCCACAGCGGCAGCGCAAGCCCAGCAGAATGCGACAGATGCCCAGAATAAATACACGCAATTAAAGCAGCAGGCAGATGTGACGGATGAGCAACTGGAAGCAGCTAAGACAGCGGTAGAACAGGCACAGGCTGAAGCTTCGGCGGCGGCAGATGCAGCAGCGGCGGCGTTGAGTGCGGCGAATAGCCTCGATGATAGGGTGACTACGGCCGAATCTAATATCGCACAGTTAGCAAATCGTATAACGCTAACCGTCAAAGAGGTTGAGACAACGAAGAAAAACGCTGTTAATTCTGTAGTTATCAAGTATGCTCTTTCGGATTCTGCAACCACAGCGCCGACAACTGGTTGGAGCACCACAGCACCAGAATGGCAGGACGGCAAACATATGTGGCAGCAGACGACTACAAAAAAAGGCGACAATACAGAAACTGTTACAACTACATGTATTAGTGGAGCAAAAGGAGCTACAGGGGCAAAAGGTGACAAAGGCGACGATGCTATAACCATAGACATAACATCATCTAACGGAACCATATTTAAGAACGCTGCTATCGCAACCGTACTGACGGCACATGTATATAAAGGTGGAGCAGAGGTAACAGGTAGTGCGCTTACGGCACTTGGCACCATTAAATGGTACAAAGACGGTGGAACTACACCTGTTGCTACCGGAGCAACATTAACGATAACTGCTGGCGATGTAACAAATAAAGCAACATATATAGCACAACTGGAGGGTTAAAAAATGGCAGTTAAGGCACAGGCATCTATAACCTTGTCGTCCGTAATAGATGTACAAGCGATATATAGATATTACCTATTACAGGACAGTGGAGAAGTTGCACCTACGAAGCCGACTGTATATCCTGCGCCATCGCCTTGGAGCACCACAGAGCCAGCATATAACAATGCAACGAGTAACCTATATACAGTAGATTGCACCGTGTATTCTGACGGCACATGGAGTTATTCGGATGTATCGTTATCTAGCAGTTACGAAGCGGTAAAAGATGCGATAGATCAAGTTACCGAAGTTAGAGAGTCTGTATCCAACCTTGTGCTGGATGCAAACAGCATAGAGGCGAGTGTTGCCGCCCTGGAATCACGTCAGGATGTCTTTGAAAAACTAAGGTCTGATATCGAGCAGATAACCAGCCTGCTGATAGAAAACGGCAAAGTCACCTTCGACTTTGAAACCATAAAACAGCAGGTGGAAGGTGCTGTAGAGGAGATAAACAGGCGTAACAGGTATGTTGCCATCACGGAAGATGCGACGCTTGGAGCAACTATTACTATAGGTGATTCGGAATCTGGCTTGGTTGGCAGGTTCACTAAGACATCGCTCGATTTTTTATCAGGAACACAAGTGATTGCTTCTTACGCCAACGACGGTTTAACTACGGAGAATATAACGACAAACAATCAGGTGAAATTTAAAGATAAATGGGCGATACGTCCGGGTTCTGGCAATAACCTTAATGTGGTTTGGATAGGAGGGTAAGTATGGCAACAAGTGGAACACTATCTCCTTCCGGGGGTTATCAAGGGCGTAAATTATCGTTTTCTTGGTCTCTTGCAAGGCAGAGTATAGAAGGAAATTATTCTGTTATAAGCTGGTCACTAAGTGCTGTTGGCGGCTCTTCAAGTTATTATTACCACCATAAGGAACAGCTATGGGTTGCTGGTGCTTGGCGATATAACAACACAAATAATACAAAACGATATAAGGGAACTATTACAAGTGGAAGTATTACTATTTATCACAATGACGACGGTAAAGGCTCCTTTTCTGCAGAGCTTTATGCTGCTATTTATACAGCTGCACAGAATCAATCTGGATCTGCATCTTGGTCGCTTCCAGATATCCCAAGGGTATCGGATATATCCGTAAACAAGTCCAGCGTGCCGGCAGATGACAGCACGACTATAACGGCGACAGCAGCAAAAAAGAGCAGTAGCTTCACGGACGTCATCGTGGTTGAACTTGGCGACTATAGCAAGACCGTCACGTCTGGTACGGCATTTACGATACCAAAGACGTGGATAAATGCCATCGATGGTACTGCGGCGACAGCTACCGTTACTGTTACTACCAAATCTGGGAGCACCACAATCGGAAGCAAGTCGGTAAACTTTACTGTAACAGTCCCATCCACGGTGGTTCCGTCTATATCGAGCGTGGCAGTAAGCGAAGCCGTTACCGCAGTACAAACAGCCTTTGGCAGCGGCGTGTACGTGAGCTCCTTGTCCAAGCTAAACGTAGACATAACGGCGGCAGGCATATACGGAAGCACCATAGAGTCTGTAAAAACAACCTTTGACGGCATCACATACACCGGAGCAGAATTTCAGACCAAGGCATTGTCAAAGGCAGGCACCCTGACGATGTCCGTAACGGTTACAGACAGCAGAGGAAGAACAAAGACCACGACAAAGGATATAACGGTCTATGGGTATTCGGCTCCGATAATAACAAATGTGTCCTGTGTATCTTCCGGCACCAGCACCGTCGTCACTGTGTCCGGTGTCGTGGCTCCTGTAGCAGTAAGCGGAAGCAACAAGAACACCAAGACGTTAAAGATAAAATACAAGGCATCTGCAGCAACAGAATACGGTGGCGAGACCACAGTTACTATACCAGCGACAGACTGGACGCTCTCCGTGTCGAAAACGTTCACGCTTGACAGCAGGAACACTACATACGATTTCGAGGCTAAATTATCCGACAAAATCTCAACAGCAACAGAATACGGCAGTACCGGTAAGCCTGTAATATCGTTTAAGGCACAGGCTAAAGGTGTAACCGTGGGTGCAGAGGCCACGGAAGACGGCTTTGTGGTGGCAAACGGCTGGGACGCCAAGTTTACGGGAAATGTTTACATAGAGCTCGACGCAGACACAGCCGCCCTCTGGGATGAGGTTTTTGGCTCTGGGGGGGGTAATTAAACTAATTGATTTAATATACCCAATCGGCAAAGTGGAATCCACCACAAATGCAAAATGGAATCCAAATACTTTATTTCCATGGCAGACATGGGAGAGATATGCAAAGGGCAGGACGCTTGTGGGCGTCGATGAATCGGACAGTTCTTTTAATACTGTAGGCAAGACTGGTGGTAATAAAACTCACCATCATAATTTGAGTAGCGACGGCTGGGCGGATACCGTCATAGATGGAAATTATACATATGGCTCCTACATTTCTGTAGAAAATAATATGATGATGTTAAGGATTCGTGGTGCATCGGGGCAAGAAAACGCATCCTCCGTATCCAAACCATATGCGACGCCATTAGGAGGCAAGACTAATGCTGCTAACGGTTTACAGCCATACGTTACTGTTTATTACTGGCGACGCACAGCGTAGGAAAGGAGAATATATGCAGAAAAATTTAGATGAAATGCTTGACGACATACGGAAATTTTGCGGAGAAACAAAGACAATCCTAGATGCCATTAAGGAGTATTTTGCGTTAAAAGACAAGGTGCTATGGACTGGTACAGCAGGTAAAGGAGAAACCATAACCGTCACAAACCTGTCAAAATACAGCCTAATACGAATAAGAAGTTTGTATGGAGACGCCATAGTTGATACGAGTACGAACAGAGTTAGGGGTATTTTTGGGGACAGATACATGGGCACAGACACTTTGTGTACTGGTCTAATTTATGCAAATATTTCTGGAGATAAGATTAATTTATACCACTGTAACTATATATTCCATTATCCTAGTAGCAGTCACAGTGCAATAACCCAAACTACCATAACAGAAGTGCGAGGTATAGAGCCAAAACTTCCGACGGCACTACAAAACCTCATCGGGGGGGGTGCTTTGTAAAGCTAAAAGGGGGTGGCATTTATGCTAGTCCTCTTTACAGACTTGCTGGACGATATACGGCTCGCTATAAAAAACATAAAGGAGAGATTGGACAAAAAGAAAAATACGGTCTACACAAAGACCGGCTCTGCGACAAGAGTATCAGGACAATACGTGACATTATGCACCATATCTGGTCTTCCTGTTGGGAAATATCTGGTGCTCGCCAACACACAGGCTTCCATAAATCGTTCAGATTTAACAATAGTCTCTATATTAGAATGCAATGCAAAATGCGACCTGTATTACGGGATCATGAGAGGCACAATGAGTGCCGGAGGAGGCGTGAGCGGATTTGGCTTGCTTACAGTAAACTCTGCCGGAGGGAGTGTTACTTTGCAGAGTTATGGATTTTCTCCGTCATACACGCTATACGGCAATCTTTTAGCAATACGCCTTGTAGACTAGAGCTAAAGGGGGTGCTGTAATGTTAGTCAACATAGACTTTAACAGCATCGTCCTTAAAATAAAAAGCATGGCGAATAAGCTGGGGCTTATCGATGATTATGTTGTAGAGCGCGGCACAAGCGGTATATGGACATACCGTAAGTGGAATAGCGGAGTTTATGAAGCTTGGGGGAATACTACAAAAAGCATAACGTTTTCTGGGGCTGCATGGAATATGGGGTATGCTGGCGCACGGCAAACAGTGCACTAGTCAACATATTTTGGACACAGCAAATAAAAAATTAAACATGTAAATCATGACTTTTAGACCGAGCCGGGGGTGCGGACAAAAACCTGGACACATATAGGGCTCTGAAAGGAGTAAT